CCTGCTGATGAGTAGCCCTGCACCAGCCCATATTCCCAATTTGGGTTTGCTGTCTGTGCAAGGTTAGCACCAGAGATATCAAAGGAAACGGTGCGCACCGGCTTTGAGCGCACCTGCATCGTGCCGCGCGTGAGACGTTGCACCTTATTGGAGCGAGCGCTCAGCCCAAAGCCGCCCACCTTTGGCGCGCTAAACACCTCTTGCGGGAGCGGGCCAGTGCGCGCAGTAAGCCCAGAGCCGATAAATGGCGTGCCGCCGTTATAGGTGCGAAAGTATGGCTGATTGGTAATAGGTCTTGCATTGCCATCGCGGTCAGCGCGCGAGTCTGCTGCCTGCACAAAAATACCCTTCACAATGGAATCGTGGTCTAGGGTCACGGAAAGATTGTGCGCGAGCAGGCGCGTGGCAGTACCAGCGCTTCCAGTGCGCGCAGCCGTAGGGTCAGTGACGATTTCGGCTGGCGCAGTAGCCGTGCCTGGCACAGTAATGGGGCCATAGTTTAGGCGCGCAGCTCCATCAACATAGAAATTGTATGGGGTGCCAGTTATCCCACTTGCTTCCTCTGAAATCTGGCTAATTGCGCTGGTTAGAGTAGTTGGCTTGAAATCCAGCGTGCCAAGCGTTACGGCTGTTCCAGAATAGACGGCACGAGTGCTGCCAGTGATAACGCTGGTGTCTAGAATCTGCCGCGTGGTTGCATCGTTTACCTGGTTGTGGATTCTGGCGAGCAGAGCATTAATGTGGTTACGGTCAGTAAGGCTATTGCCACTCTGCTTAAATGAACCCACGGTTTGGTAAATGTCTGTGCCCGTGTATGACTTTCTGACCAATGTTTTTGCAAGCCAGCCGTCAGCGTCGGCAACGCTAACCCTTGCCCTCGTGCCAAACCCGCTGCCCAACATCTCTGCATCAATGCCGGTGATATACCCAAGAAACAATGCCGTACCTGATGAATAGCGTGTGTCTAGAAATTGAACACGCGCATTATCGGGAATGTTGCCAGACTTCCACCACGGGCCAGCAATGGGGGTTTCAGTTTGCAATACATCAAATGACATACTGCCGCCGCCGTCAGCGCTTACATTTGCGCTCAGGCTGCCAAGCTCAATGTATGGGGTGGTGCCAGCAGTTGAGAGCGGCAGCGTCAGCAGGTTTGCGGTGCCGCCGCCCACGCCAGCAATTGTTACTGAATACGGGTTTGACATTATGGATAGGTGCGACGCGGGTTAGGGTCAAGCAATCCAAGATAGGATGCGGCTGCCTGCCCAACCACCTTTTTATCAAGCATAATGTTTGTCATAACCGTAGTGCTGCCCCCGCCCGTTGAAGCGCCAAGGCCGAATGCGGTGCTTCCTGCGGCTGCGTTTTGCGCAGCTGTTCGTGCTGCAACCGCTGGCGCTCTTGATGACTTATTGAGCGCGTCAATCACGCTTGCAATATTGTTAACCAGCCACTTAAGCGCATCAAAGAATGGCTTGGCAAGCGCAAAGGCTGATTCAATTGCCAGCCCAAGTGCCTTAAATGCAAAGGCAAGAGCGCCCTCGCCATCGCCCCAGAGCGCGCCGATAAGTTTGCCAACGGCAGTAAATAGACCGTCAGGGCCAATCAGGGCATCTGCCGCCGCCTCAAGCTCTGGCGAAAACTCCTCAACGATTGAGCCGGCAACCTCCGCCACGCTGTCAATCAACCCGCCCGGTTTGCCAATCTCCCCAGCAATATCACTGATTGCTGGCCCTACCGCATTTGCAAGCCCATTTGCAAAATCACTAAATGCTGGCAGCAGGTTTTGCTCAACAAAGCCCACCAGCTCTGTGAGCTTAGGAATGAACACATTGCCAACCTCAATTGCCACTGCGTCAAACTTATTGCCCAAAACATCAAGTTGATACTGCAGCCCTTGCTTTTGGTAGCTCAGCGCCGTATCGGTTGCGCCGGCTGCGCCCTTCATTAGCTCTAGCTCCTTGTTAAACTGCTCGCCGCCATTCTTTGCAAGCACGAAGGCACCGCGGATTGCACGAGAGTCGCCAAGCAGTGCAGCAATTTTTTCACTGCTGCCGCCTGTCTTTTTAATAAGGTCTGCCATAAACCCACTAAGACCCTTGGTACGCAGTGCCGTGGCGCTGAAGTCAAGACCAAGCCCCTTTGCAATGTCTTTTGCCTTTTTTGTTGGCTTCAGCACCGCCTGCATAATGGCGTTAAGTTGTGTGGTTGCGTTTGCGCCGTCAATTCCGTTTTTAGTCAGCACTGCCAAGCCAGCGCCAACATCCTCAAGAGAAACACCAAGTGGGGATGAGAGTGCGGTTACCTTACCAATTTCTTGAGCCAACTCTGGGAAGGTGATAACACCCCTATCAACAATCTTGAAAAGGATGTCGGAAACACGCTGCGCCTCATCGGCTTCGTATGAATACGCATTGAGCACCGCGGTAATACCCGCGGCTGATTCGGATGTTTCTGCAAGTCCTGCTGAGGCTGCCTTCGCAGCCGCCTCAAGCACAAGGATGCCGTCAGCACCTGCAAAGCCGCTTGATGAAATATCGTACAAACCTGCCGCAAGTGTTTCGGCGCTTTGGGGCAGGCGCTTGGACATTTCAAGCACCGAATCTTGCATTGCCTTAAACGCTTCAGGTGTTTCCTTTGCAATGCTGTTTACATTGAGCATTGCGGTCTGGAATGCCGCCGCCTTTTTTACTCCGTCAACCGCAAACGCAATGAGGGCACCGGCTGCAATGGCAGCCCCTGCTGCAATGGCTTTAAACGCAACGCCTGCAACAGAGCGCAGTTTGCCCATAGACTTGCCAACTTTGCCCATTACGGCACTTGCTGCATCCTTTGCAACAATGGCGAATACTGCGGTGCTAGTTGCGCTTGCCATTTAGTATTTAACCAGCCTTCCAATCATCCCAAAGAAACTCTTAGCAGTGGTGCCCATACCCGCCAGCTGCCCGCCGCGCCTGAACTGCAAAATTCTACCCCTAAACACGGTGTTGTTATAAAAGGCTTCCACGGTATTGTGGAATGCATCAACAGCCTTTTGCTCATTGGTACGGTTATCAACCGCCCTATTGACAAACTTGTTTGGCGTGATTGCTTTAACAGAAACAATGCCGCGCTTTGTCTTGCGCCTGCCGCTGGTGCCCTTCACCACAATCCAGCGGTACCACGGATTTTTCTTAGAGCCGCGCCCAGCAAAGAGCGGCCCTACCACTGCGCTTGGCTTGGAGTAGCGCCCAGCGCGTGCCTTCACACCTTTGGCAAGGTTTCCGCTCTTGCCACGCGGTGCCAGTGCCTTAATCGGCTTGCTGTAGGTACGCGCCGCGTTTACGGTTGCAAATGACATAAGCCGCCGGTACGCCGTGGGGTTTGAACCCTCTAGAAAGCCCAGCTCGTAGGCTTTGAACTTAGGGTCAACCTTAAGTGTGAAGTTAATGCCACCCTCAGCCACGCCGTACCCCTTCCTTTGGTTGCAGGTCTGTCATCAGCATAAAAGTGCGGAGCAGGTCACCCGCCTCCCAATCCATAACCTCGTGCGGTGGAATGCCGAACTCTTTGCCAACCAGGTGCGCAACAATTAGTGGGTCTGGCTGGATACTCCTACCCGCAGCTAGGCGCTGCGCATCCAGCCTTACCGCGGGGGGAGTGCTGCTACCGCATCGCTCCACGCCTGCACCGTTGCGGTGAGTGCGTCCATTGGGCAGTCAAGCACATCGGGCGCTGGTGCGCCGGTATCGTCAAGGAAATTGTGCTTAACAATCAGGTTGCCTAGCGCCTTCATTGCGCGTGCGCTGTCATTGCTTTGCAGCTCAATGAGCACGCGCGCGCTAATGCCCTCTGCCTTAAGTGTTGCCTGCCAGCCCTCAAAAGGTGCTGGCAGGTCAACGGTTACTGTACGAAACTCTGGCTTGCTCTGTGCCACTTTAACCCCCTCTACTATGCCCAGCCTTATGGCAAGGCGCTCAAATCGCTATTCACAACAATCTGCAGGCTCTTGGCGCTCACAGCGTCATATACCAGCGTGCCTTCAATCGCCATTGTAGTTAGGCCATCCTCAGCGCCAGCCATTGGCTGAACTGATGTAGGCACTACGAATGCGAGAATGTGCGCGCTGAAGCTTCCTGATGTCCAGGTGAGCCTGATGCCAACAGGCGTTGCAGCCTGGTAAGCGTCATACCACACGCTGACGGCTGAAGCGGTGCTGCTCACCGTTGCGGTCAGTGTGCCCATAAATGGGTTGCTTTCGCTGTGCGTGCTAAAGCTCGTGGTTCCCGCAAGGTACGCTTGCTTGGTAATACCAGCGTTGAACTCAAGTGAGAAATCAAGCAGGTATTGGAAAGCCGTACCGTCAGCGGTGCCTGGGAAGGCGGTGCCGTGCTGGAACATATTCCACAAACGCCCAGCCATAAATGGGCTGGTTGGCGTGCCGTCAGCAAGCGTTGCGCTGCTCTTGGTAATGGTCTGACCAAACAGGTTTGCGCTCAGGTTTGTCAAGCCGCTGCGGTCTGCCGCAATGGTGATTGACTCCGCAAGGCAGTAATCAACCACATACTGCTGCTGCCCATCGGTAGCCACAAGGCTGTAGGTTTTTGGGTCATTGGCAGTGGTCATTGAATAGTTGTAATCCCAGCCGTATGGCGCAGCCGTGCCGCTTGGCGTAACGGTCTTTGTCATTGATAGCCAAATTGGCAACTCACCAATGCTGATTGCTGGAACCGTTGCGCTCAGTGTTGGCTCAACGCTAACGATTGTGCCAGTGGTTGCGAGCAAAGGATTGCGGAGCGCAACGCTGCGCTCAGCGCCAAGCTCAATTGTGGTGCCCGTGGTGAGCATCCCCGTTGGGCTGACCAAGAGCTTACGCCCGCCGCTCGTGAGCGTTGGCGTGGTGCCTGGGGTGGCTTCACTGAAGGCCACCAGTTTGCTAAAAATCACATTACCGGCGCTGGCTGCTGGCATTACTCAAACTCCTTTTCAATAGCCGCTGGTGCGGCTGTCTTATTTACAGGCTTGGCAACGCCCGCCTGAATCCACGCCTGAGCAATAGTAGCAGGCACGCTGATTGTAGAGCCGTCAAGCGGTAACCCGCCTACAAACTCTCCACGAGGCAGCGAGCCGTCAACATACTGCACTTCAATTTGGTCTGCTGTTTCGTATGGCTTACGCGCTGGCATTAATTGCCTCCACTGCTGACACCTCTACGGTGGCTGTCACTGTTAGGTAATCCATTTCATTCCATTGGTCATTGCCAATGCTTGTGCCCGTCACGCTGGCTTGCGCCACCGCGTCAGTGCCGTTAAGTGTAACACCGTCAATAAGAGAATCACGCAACCAGGTGCGCCACGCCATAAGGTCTTGGTACTTTCGCCCCAAGTCAGCCTGTGGGTGCAGGTACACCGTAACCGCAAGGTTGAGCGTTACCTGCCTATTTGCCGCCCCGTAGCTCACGCTGTCATCAGCGGGCACAATCACCGCTGCTGGCACTACCGCAAGATTGTCTGGCGGGTATGCGTGCACCTTGCGGAGTGTGTAGCCGGTAGGCGGTGTTGCCGCTGTTAGGTGCGCTGCGAGCGCGTTGATAATGGTGACATCGTTGAAACTCACCGCGCCAACCCATCGCGCTTGCGGAATCCGTCAAGCAGCACCTGCGCTTCAGGATGCAGTGCGCGTGTCTGGCGCAAAATTCCACCCAGCTCCTGCGAGCCAATAATGCCGAATGGACTTGTCCTAGATGACCACACAGCACCAGCCTGAATAATTGCGGCTTGCTTCACTGCGCTTGGAACTGTAGGCCAGCCAAATACGCCAGTTACCTTCACGCCAAGATATACCGCAACAGGGAATGCCTTAGGCGCTGGTGTGCTCGTATCAATCTCTGTGTAAGGCCAGCCATCAAGCGCAGCATTGCGCGGAGCAAGCACATAATCCGTTGCCGCCGTCCAGGTGGTTTCGTAAGTGCCGTCACCGTTATCATCAGTCTGCAGCTGGCTGACACTCACAATGTCATCAGTCAGCACATATGACCAATCACCGGCGGTGTAGTAGCGCGTTTCAGTTGCAGTGCCAAAGCCCTGCTTGCGGTCTGTGTAAAGGTCAATCAGCGCATCAGTTGCATCAAGCACAGATTGCAGCGCACCATCATCAGTGGTGTCAGCGGTGCCAATCCCAATAGCGCTCTTGAATTCTGCCAGCGTTGCGTAACTCATTAAATACCCCCAACTTCAAGTACGGTCAAAATCTGCCCGTTATTCTCTGCGATAGCATACAGGGTCTGCCGCTCCATTAGCCTAACTGTAATGTGTTCACCCTTGCGTAGCACAAAGCCATTGGCAAGCGTGAGATTGCTTGCGCCAATCAGCACATCCTTGGAGTTATTAGCCAGCGCGTGCAGGTGCACTTCAGTGCCCGCCACATAGCCCTCACAGACTGATGCTGCTGCCGTGCCTACGCTCATTTGCCGGCTGCTTAGGTGTTGAATCATTGGGCGCTTTTCCCCCTCTTGGTGCGCTTAACGGTGGCACTCTCCCTAGCCTCGTGGATTACAGCCGCCTCTACGGGCTCCGTAGGGGCAAATGCGGGGGTTTTAGCAGGGGGTACGGGCTGTGCGTATCCGTGCGCGAATAGAGCTAGAGCCTCTGCGTCAGGCAGGTCAATCACCCCGCCGCGTGGCGGCCAGGCAACCCCGTTGCGCGTGCCAAGGATTCGCTCAAGCATTCGCACTAGCATTTAATTTCCTTTCTAAGACTTAGGGGCTGGGCTTTCGCCCAGCCCCTTTCGTCATCAATCTCTAACTCTTAGAGATTAGACATTCGCGCTCTTGTAGCTCTTGACAGCCGAAGCCTGAACAAGACCCGAAGCACCGCGAACTTCGCAGCGGTACGAAACCAACCCAAGGTTGAATGCGTACTCTCGCGAAACATCAATGCGCACGCCGCCAACAAGCGCCGTGTAAATCTGTCCAAGGTCACCAAACAGGATTGCGCCCGCGGTGTCATCGGTCAGGTCAATAAGTGCCGCCGAATAAACTGGCGCGCCAAGGAGGCGGTCAGGATTATTGGAGTCACCTGCGCGGAAAATTGGCTGGCCCGTGGTGTCAACCAATCCCGTGACAACACCAAGCGTGGTGTCATTCATCAACCAGCCAGCCTTTGGAGCTCGGCGGTAAACCTGATTGACCGAAGCCTTAAGCTTTGCAAGGTCAGTGTAGGTTGGGTTGATTGACACCGTGCCGGAGCCAGTTGCGCCAATGGTTGCAGCTGCAGCAATTGCTGTGCCAGCAAACGCACCGTGCGCTACGGCCACTTCCTGGCCGCACTTATCCGCAATCATCGCTGACAAATCAAAGGCCGCATCGTTTGCAAGCTCATCAGAAACCTGAATAAGCGTTGCCCACTTTACTGGCGAAAGGTCAAGCTTTGAAAGCGTTCCGTCCGATTCCCCGATTGTGCCCGCTTCAGCCACTGAACCAGCAGTGCCTAGAGCCGTGACACGAGGAATTGAAAGCGTATTGCCGGTAGCAGCACGGATAACCGTGACGATATCAGCATTGAGGAATGGGTTGAACTGCCCCGCAATAACATTTACGCGGTCAGCAATGGTGACTGGATTGCCCAGACCCGTTGACTTCGTAACATCGCGGTACTCAAAGTTTCGCGTGCCGCCGGTGCGCGCAAGAGCACGAAGCTCCGCATTCTCATCAGCGTCAACCTTTGCAGCAGCCGGAGCAATCACAGCAGCAAACTCTGCGCGAGCAGCGTCAGCAGCGGTGCGGGCTTCGGTGGCTTCCTTTTCGGAGCGAATCGCCTGGGCAACAGTTGCTGCCTCAGCGGTAAGCTTCTCAAAACGAACCTGTGACTCGCCTTCAAGGGCTTCGCCCTTTGAAGCAAGGTCAGTAACGATTGACTGCGCTTCAGTCAAAAGGCTTGCACGCTTCTCGTGCAGATTCCTAATATCAGACATTTCTATTCTCCTATTCTCTATGTTTTTTTACTATCGTGCTCGCCTAGCGGGCTTACTCTGCAGCGGGCGCACTCAAAGGTGGCGGGGCTGCGGTAGCGGGGCTGTTAGAGCGTATCGTTTGCCAGGCGCTCAAGCAGCAACTTTGCAGCCGCAACGCTGGGGTCAATCCCCTTGCGCGGTGCCAACTTACTGCGTACCTGGTCAATAACCTCAAGGTCATCATCGCTGAGCGTTTGCGCAGCTTTGATTGCCTCAAGGGTAGTCATAAGGCGCTCAGCCTCAACACCGATTTTATCGGCGGAGAGCTTGCGCACAGCGGTGAGGCCAAGCGTTGCAGGGTAGGCTGGGGTTTGGCCAGCGCTCAACACGGAAACCTCAAACAGATTGACTTCACGAATGGTGCGCTTATCGCCCTGCCACTCATCCATACCCTTTGTCACCGAAAAGCCAAAGCTCATACCCATCGCAGCGGCCTCGTGTGTCAACTTAGAAATAACACCGGCGGCATCAGGGTCAGCAGGGTCAAGCTTCGCCTCAACGCGCAAGCCTCGCTCATCCTCTTGGAGTGAGAGCCGCCCGCTTGCCGTGGTGGCAAGAGCGCGTGACTCATCGTGACCAAACAGGAATGCAATCACCTTGCTGCCAGCGGCAGCGCGTGAGAGCGTGCGCTTGAATGCGCCTGGTGCAATCACCTCAGTGAATGGCAGCCCTGCGCTTGGTGTATCAAAAAGAGCGGCATAGCCGCTGAAGGTCTTTTGCCCATCCTCAGTATCGGCAACGGTGAACTCACCCATTGGGAGGGCGCGGCGCTCAAACTCTTTCACATCAAACCTTTCATCATTTGCCAGCGTGTTTAGCACGCGGTCTGCCCATTGTAGGACTCTGTCTGTGCCATCAGCCTGTGTTACCTCCACGCCCCACAGATAACCGGCAACAGCGCCTGGGCCTGGGAAGTCATCATTGGCAGCGTCACTATTCTGTGGCACCCCCTCCCAATCGCCACGGTGGCGGAGAATCCACGCGCGCATACGCGTAACTTTGTCATCCTCAACCTGCCCAGCGCGCAGCTGGCGCGCTTCCTCAACGGTCTGCTCTTGCAAGCCGTCACCCGCGTAGCCATTCTCGTAATAGGTCAAGCCTTTGGCGGCAGCATCGCGGATGAACTCAGGCACATCAATTACCACGCGTGCCTCATCGTGCTCTGTATTGTCTGCGCTGTATGAGCTTGGGCTTTCTGCTGGTGCAGTTTGCGGAGCGGTTTGCGCCACCGCTTTCCAAGCCGCGCAATAATAATTCCTCTTAACATTGGCATCCCACTTTGTGCAATAGCCGTCACTGTAAAAGGCACAGTTTCCGCAATTCTGCCCTGCTGGTGCGCCATCCGTACCGGCTGGGCGGTACGCATCTGGTAGCGCTCTGTCAGGCTCAGGCTGGGCGCTTAGCACCTCATCAGGCGTGTAGGCTTTGATTCCCATACCCTCAGCGGCATCACGCGCCTCCGCGTCATTGTCAACCAAAAATAGGATTTCATCGCCATACTGCTCTTGCAGTTTTGAATACTTATATGCCTTAAAGGCTTCATTAACAGCAGGGCCGCCAGCCTCATTGAAATCTTGCAGAAACATCTGCGCGTATGGCACAGAGTTTTCATTAAGCCATCGCTCTGTTTCAGCAAATCGTGAAATTGGGCGGGCGCTTACCACAATCACCTCATCACCAG